TGTTGACCGGTAGGTTTAATCCTTCGGCGGGCACTACCGTAGATTTTAAGCGGCCCCATGATTATAAGACTGACCGTACAGCAGGGGGCGATATATCAGCTGTTGATAAGTCTGATATAATCGCTGGGAAAGCCACGGGTACAGTGCAAAATTATTTTACTGTGCACGCCGATTGGGACGAGGTAGACGAAGCCCTAAAGTTGGATCAGTTAGATGAGATTCTAGCACCAATGGCTACCAGAATTGTTACAGATCTTGAAATTGACTTCGGCCAATATATGTTTAAGAACTGCAACTTAAAATACGGCACGCCCGGGACAGTGGTGGATGCATGGTCTGACGTGGCTGGAGCTGGTGCGCTTATGGACTCCATTGGCGTTCCAAACGACAACCAGCGCTTTTACGTAATGAATCCTTTTACCACCACTAACCTGGCTGACGCTCAGCGCGGCCTTAGTTCTGGAAGCGATTCCCTTGTTAACTCAGCTTGGCAGAATGCGCAGATTTCTAATAAAATTGGTAATCTGTCCGCATTGACATCTAACGCCTTAGCAAGTTACACAAGTGGTTCTTTGACCGATCGAGCTGGCGCGATTAATGGGTCGCCTGATGTGACTTATGCGACCAACAAAGACACCATGATTCAATCTATCCCAGTAGATGGGTTTGGATCTGGTGCCGACACAATCAAGGCCGGCGAGATTGTCCAGGTGACCGGCCGTAACCGATTAAGCTTATCGACTCGCAACACCTTCACTGACGCGACCGGCGCAGAAATATTGTGGTCTGGCGTTGTAACGCAGGATGTTACCTTAAGTAGTGGTGCTGGCACGCTATTGGTCGCTGGTCCCGCCATTTTCGAGGCTAACGGCCAATATAATACTTCTGATTCTGCGCTCGCCGATAACGATGTTATTACTGTTCTCGGGTCGGCCTCTACTGTATATCAGCCTAACCTGTTCTACCATAAGCAGGCGTTTGGCATCGGTACGGTCCCGCTGAAGAAGCTGTTTGCTACTGATACTATCATGACTACTGAAGATGGCATGTCTATGCGTGTCACTAAGTATTCAGACGGTGATTCCAACAAGCAAAAGATTCGTTTTGACTTGTTGCCAGCTTACGCAACATTCAATCCTTTCTTTGCTGGGCAAGGTTTCGGCGTTTAATTACTGTTTGCCTCCGGTCCCCGGGGGCTTTAGGGCGCTACTATGGCTATATGGGTTAAGCCCTCGGGCTTAGAAATAGAGATTAATGATCGTGATGAGAGTATAATTAAGGCTGTTGAGCTCGGTTGGGTTCTTAAGAGAAACAATGGGGACAAAGGTTCCGGTGTTCCTGGATCTTCCGAGTGGCATGAGCGGGCCATTCTAGGAATGAGTTCGAAAGATGAGATTAAGGATTATTGTAATGATTTAAATGTGCCAGTAGATTTTAGGGGCGGCATAGACATTGTTAAAAGTAAGGCTATAGAGGCTATAATTAGTAATGACAACGGCGAATGATATAGTTATCGGCGCGGCTGAGGAGATTGCAGTCAAGACTGCCGAAATACCCCTGGAACCTGACGATTATCAGGTTATCTTTAATCGCATGAATGATATGCTTTCAGAATGGGCCGACGAGGGCCTTACCACGTCATTTAAGGTTGTATCTAATAGTACTGATACAGTGGATGTGGAGCGAAGTTCTGTAGCCGCTATTAAATACAATCTCGCTGTTAGGTGTGCTCCAGCATTTCAAAAGCTAGTTACACCGGCGCTTGAATCTATAGCAGAATCTACTCTAAACCGGCTTAAAGCATCGGTTGTCTTTATTGGAGACCCATCTTTTCCTGACACCCTACCCCAGGGTTCCGGAAATGACTGCCCTGATAGATTCCTTCAAGATAGATTCTTTGGACCAAATAAAAGCGAGAATTTCTAAATGGCGCGGATTCCCATCCCCCTTGGATTTAGTCACTATCAAACGGACAGTCTACCGTTCTCTGCCCAGAGGTGTGTAAACTGGATGCCGGTGGTGGCAGAGGGTGACGCGCTCAATGGCAGGCGTCTTTCTCAACCCCCTGGACTAAATCAGTTCGCGAACACACAAGGCGGGGCAGATAGAGGTTGCTGGGTTATGTCCGGCGTGCTGTACGCTGTTTCAGGAACAAAGCTTTATCGCATAGACTCTGATGGAACATCCACGGAGATTGGGGGCGTTGGTGGATTCGGTAGGGTTTCTATGGCCGATAACGGCCAGTTCCTCGTTATAGTTGTGCCTGGTGGCAATGCCTATGCATACGACAATGTGGCCGAGTCGCTTAATCGAATAACTGATACAGATTTTCGCCCATCTAACACGGTCGTGTATAAAGACGGGTACTTTGTATTTTCATCCAGTGATGGGGCGGTATTTTTTAACTCGGCTCTTAATAACCCTTTCGACTTCGATGCTCTGGATTTTGGCACAGCCGAAATAAACCCTGACAAGGTGGTGGCTTTACACGTAAATCATAATGAGCTTTTTGTGTGCGGCGAGGAAACTATTGAACTTTTCCAGAACGTTGGCGGGGCGGGGTTCCCGTTTCAAAGAATTCCCTCAGCGTACATACAAAAAGGGGTTTATGCTAAGTTTTCTTTGATCGAGTTTGATAACACATTCTGCTTTGTTGGCGGCGGAAAAAATGAGAAGGCGTCAATATGGAAGGTGTCTGGATCTTCAAGCGCTGTCCGAATATCAACAGAGTCAATAGATTCTGAGATACAGAAGTTTACAAGAGACGAGATTTCCAATTGTTTTGCGACAACTATGTCGTTCAAGGGTCAGTTTCTAGCGCTGTTTACATTTGAGTCTGAAATAATCCCTTCACGGACTTTTGTTTATAATGCCACTGCCTCGGCTATATCGGGCGGCAGCGTGTGGTTTGAGTTCCAATCTGGGCTTGTAGATAACAGGTTTAGGGTTAGCTCAATAACTTCCGCTTATGGCAAGCTGTTAGCAGGGGATCAGCATAGCGGGATAATAGGTGAATTTGACGATTCGACGCTAACGTATTATGGTGACCCAATCTATAGGGAGTCCACTAGCATGCCTTTCTCGCAGGGGGGTTTACCATTGTTTGCCGGAGACTTTGAAGCGACATTTGAGAGTGGGGTAGGATTGACGGGCGGATTAGACCCAAATGTACAGATGGAGTACTCAGACGATGGTGGGCGGACATTTGCATTTAAGACTACCCGTAAGATAGGTAAAATAGGTGAGTATGGCCATCGGTCTGTATGGCAGAGACAAGGTAGGTTCCCTGTTTCTCGCGTTATCAGGCTTATGATTACAGACCCTGTTAAGGCCACTCTTATAAGATTGGCTTCAACTCCTGAATCAGGAGTTTAATAGTGGCCGACATAATACCGCCAAGAAGAGGTGAGGAGCTAACATCGTCTGGTAGGGCTACTTTAAGGTTTGCGGATTATCTTGAACGGCTATCGGATACAGTGAACAGCTCGGCGTCTGATCTAAACGTGAATCGGAGATTTAACACTCTGGCGTTATTGTTCACATTAGAGAACAGGATAGGATCAGGTGACGCTTTAACCTCAGATGAAACTGGGTTTACAGTTGATAGCGAAAAATTAAGCGTTGATATGACAGAGGCATAACATGGCACAGCAGTTAATTAATGTTGGATCAGCGGCAAATGATAGGACTGGCGACACCTGGCGGGATGCTTTCATAAAAGTGAACGCTAATGAGACTGAGCTTTTTACCGCAGTTAATGCGCAGTCACTTGTCTATATAAGTCAAGAGTCGGACTTTCCAAATCAGGATGCCACAACTATAACCTTGGAGACGCTCACTATATATGTTGTAAGCCAAGCATTTACTACCGGTAAGAGGTTTATAGCGCAAGAAGGCGCTGTTATGACGTCCTTTAATATTTTCGGGCCAATTGTCACTTACACTGGGGCTGGGGCGATGTTTACAGCAACAGATGTGAACTTCAAGCTTGTTGAGCTTAATGTTGTATGCCCTTCCGCCCAAGTTTTCGATGTTACAGATTCTGTAGGCGGTGTATACTCGCTCGTAGTTAGCGGATTTAGGGCGCTTAACTGCTTAAAGCTTGGAACAATTAATAATTTGCTAGCTTTTGAGTTGTTTAACAGCTTCGCTATAACGTCGCAAGGTCTCGAGGTCATTGGTAATAGTTATAATGTATTTTCTATAAATAAGGTTGCCTATGTCACTACTTCAGCGGCCTTTATTGGTGTTGATCTAGGAACCTCGGTTATTAATAACATAGAAATACAAGATTTGATATGTGATGGGGTCTCAGGCAGCATAGGTATTTCTGGCCTTGCCAATAGCGGTAACGTACCTACAGGGAGAATAGCGGAGCTTTCTAACTCCAGCTTTAGCTCAGGTATGACGCCTCTTCAGAATATAACTGTTGACGATATTAGGTGGAGATTTACCGGAAACACTCCTATATCTGATACCTTTGAAGACGCGCTAATAGCCTTCAACGGTAATACAACGGAAACAGTTATATCCACAATAAATACCCCTGTAATAGTCAACGCCACATGGGTGGAAGAGAGCGCCTCTTTTTTTACCTCTACTAGCGGTGGGAGGTTGACTTATAACGGTGAGAGAGACGCAAGATTCCCCATAGATATCTCAGCGGGCCTAATAAGCTCGGGGGGCGGCGCGATAGATGTGAGCTTATATTTAGCGAAGAATGGTAGCGTAATAACTAACTCTAAAACACCTATTTCTATATCTGGATCAGACCCGCAAACCCTTTCAATCCCTTGGCAAGATGATATGTCAGAGAATGATTTTTATGAAGTTTTTGTGGAGAACAATTCAAATACCACAAACATAATTGTAGAGTACTGCAAATTGAGGATTAATTAGATAATGGCGGAAATCACCATGGTTGCTGGAAAGAAAAATTCAATAGCTGATACTATTGAAATATTCTACACAGCCGCTTCCGCCTCCACCGGCGGAGGCGGCGCAGTAATTACCGCCTTCACAGCGAGCAATAATGGCCCTGCTAGTGCGTACTATAAGGCTTACGTTTATGACGCGGCAGGTTCCATTGTTGATGCCATTGTGCCTCAAAAGATAGTTGTCAAAGATAGGTTTGATCTTGGCCCTTCGGTGGTCGGTCATATAATCCCCCCTGGGGGGTCTTTACGGATGGAATCCAATAATACCACTATTGCATTTACTGTTACGGGGAGAGAGCTATGATCTTCGTGGAAAATTTTCTCCCATCTTACCAACTTCTTAAGGCGCATTCACAAAATTCCAAGTTTTGTGATGTGGTCAATGAGGTGGATGGAGTAACATACCCCTACATATGTGACGATATACCTGATAAGATAACATCAGAGATGGAAAAAGGATTGTCCGAAGCGATGGGGAGGCGCATCAATATTAACGTCATATTCATGCGGAGAACCCCCCTTGGCACAGACGCCCCAAATCCCGTTCACTCAGATGCTTCAATGGGTGACTACAGTTGTATGTTATACTTAAATGACCGCAAGGGGGCGGGCACAAGCCTTGTGTACCATAAAGAGACGGGCATTGCTATTAACCCCGAGTCCCAAGTGCTTGTAGACTTGATAAATATAGATAGCGACGACCCGGGTAAGTGGGGAGTATTTATGTTTGCTGAGATGTGTGAAAATTTAGCTTTTATATTTAGATCAGACTTTCTACACCGAGCTGATCCAATCGAGGGTTTTGGCGAAGGCGCAAATTCAAGAACCGTTTTAACGTGCTTTTTCTCATGATTAGGGACGCAACAAAAGAAGATTTCGACCAAATCCTTGATTGTTGTGAGGAGTTTTGGGCATATACGCGATATAAGGAGCCTTTTTGCAGAGAACATACTAGGATGTACGTGCAGATGGCGTATGACCACGGCTTGCTCGCGGTTGTAGATATTGATGAAATAATTGTTGGTTTTGTTGCCGGTGTAAAGTCTGCATTAATGGGTAACCCAGACGTGCTGACGGGCACAGAATTAGCCTGGTGGATATCGCCAGGGCACAGAAAGAATATGCACGCTATAAAACTTTTGAAGTTTATTGAAGGGAAGGCGCAGGAAGCGGGGATAAAATATTGGAATATGGTTTCCATGCAATCTTCTATGCCTGAAGAGGTGAATGCGCTTTATGAGAAAATGGGCTATGAGCATTCTGAAACGAGCTATACTAAGGTGATGTGATATGGCGGTAACTACAGCCGCTGTCGTTGGCTCGGCCGCGACAGTTGGAGGCACGATATCGGCGAGGAAGGCCGCTAAGAGAGCTGGTCGGGCGCAGGAAAGGGCGGCGGAAGCAGGACAAGGGGAGGTTCGACGCCAGTTTGACATAACTCAGGAAAGCTTGAGGCCGTTCCGCGAGGCTGGCGAGCGTGCGTTAACTCAGCAAGAGGCTTTGATAGGGTTGTCCGGCCCAGGGGCTCAGGCAGAGGCCCTGCAGGCGCTGCAGGAGTCCCCCGGGCAGAGATTTATCAGGAAGCGGCAGGAAAGAGCGCTGCTTCGAGGCGCTTCAGCTATAGGCGGATTAGGCGGTGGTAATGTCAGAACGGCGTTACAAGAGCAGGCGGCAGGATTTGCACTACAGGATATAGATAGACAATTCGGCAGACTCGGGCAAATTGCGGGGCAAGGGGTTTCTACTGCAGTTAGTGGGGGTCAATTTGGGCAGACCGCAGCGGGAAGGATTGCGAACCTTGGCACCACAGCAGCGGAGGCTAGGGCGTCTGGTATACTTGGCCGACAGGAAGCGACGGCCCAAGGCGTGGAGCAGTTGGTCGAACTAGGCGGGCAGTTGGCCGAACGAGGCGGGAAGTTTTTTGGAGGTGGGCAATAATGGGTATCTCGGCTAACCAATTTCAGCTTGTGCCTGATATCGCGGGGGCTTTAGGGCGAGGCGTTGCCGCAGGGCAACAGTTTAGACTAGGTCAGCAGAAGATAAAGGCACAGGAGCAGGCGATAGCTTCTGAAGAGTCTAGGGCTAGGGTGAGAGAGCAGGCGGGGCAGTTTTCCCGGGAGGCTTTGGCGGGGCGAGAGGGCGCGCTAGAGTCTGTAGCAGCCGTTGACCCTCAAAAAGCCCTAAGCATACAAGAATTTTTAGCTACTAAAGGCGAGGCAGAGAGAGAAGAGTTTAGGCGAGAAAACGAGGCGATGACAAAAGCCGCGCTAATCGCTAAGCAACTGCCTAGGGAGCAGGTCCGGCCTTTTTTGGAAAGCCAAAGAGATCGGGCTAGGGCGGCGGGTAGAAGCACCGAAAGAACGGACAGGGCTTTATCTGGTACTGATGAGGAGCTGTTCCGAGACATCGAGTTTCAATCCAGGGAGGGTCAGGAGATAGAGTCTATGGCTAAGGCGTTGTTTGGAGAAAAAGAGGAGTCGACGCCCACCACACTTGAAAGGAACCTTCGCGCCGCAGGACTAACGCCAGGGACTCCGGAATTCCAGGCGGCTGCTTTGCGAGCTGTTCAGAAGCCAGCCACGCGAATAGAGATAGGCGGGGAGAAGAAGTTTCAGGAGAAGCTGGCCGAAGGTCAGGCTAAGACCGTTGGTAGGATTTCAGAGGAAGCTGATGCGGCTATTGACGCCAATCAGTCTTTAGCCGTGCTTGAGGCTATAGATGTCGATACCGGAGCTTTAGAGCCTGCCAAACAAGGTTTGGCAGCGTTTGCACAGGCTTTCGGGCTGGATGCGTCCGGTATTGCGAATGTAGCAAAAGGCGAGGCATTTAACGCTGAAGCTAAACGGTTGGTTCTTGCCGTTAAAGCGACCCAAAAGGGGCCTCAGACTGATAAAGACGAGATCACAATCAGAAAGACTGTTGCAGACCTAGGTAATACTCGCGCCGGTAATCAATTTATTATTGACTCTGCAAGAGCTTTAAATAATCGCAAGATTGAACGTAAAGAGTTTTATGATAGATTTATCGAAGAAGCTGGTGGAAACTTTAAAGATGAAACTGGAAAGACAGCGGATAGGGCGTGGGCAGAATTTAAGAGAAGTACCCCTATGATATCTACAAACCTCAGAACCCCTGAAGGTCTCCCAGTTTTCTTTTATCGCTTTGAAGAAGCCGTAAGAAATGCGAACCCAGAAGCGACCAGGGGCGAAATCCTGCAAGCGTGGAAAGACGCAAACAGAGGATAATATGGCATTAATCATACCCAAATCAGTTGGCGGCACTGGGGAAGATGTAACTCCTGATCAACCGGTAGAGCCCATAGAGAGGCGTGCTTCAAACCTTGTAATACCGGAATCGGTTGGCGGACCTAAAACAGGGGTTGCGGTAGAGACTCGCGAAAGGGTTGGCGGTAGACGTGGTGCCGCACAGCGAAGACGAGAAAGGGTAACCGAGGCGGAACAGCTTTTATCAAGAATAGAGGCCGGCGAAATATCGGCCCAAGATTTGCCTGAGTCTCAGTTTGAGTCTGTTGAAAAGTTGAGGTTCGAAAGAATCCCAGAGATAAGTGAGGCGGGGATATCAGGCTTGACTGGCGCCGAAGGCTTGGAGGGTCTTCCCCCCGCCTTGGCAACCCTAACTACTTTTGACCCTGTAGAGTTTGGACAAATTTTGAAAACGCAATTCCCTCAGATTGGTATAGCAACCACTCCTGAAGGAAGACAGATCGCTGTGAATAATGAGACTGGGGCTGCTGTAGAAATAAACAAGCCTGGCCTAACTGGTATTGATGTTCTTCAAGGATTAGGTGTTGTCGCTGCTTTCACTCCTGCTGCAAGGGGTGCTGTTGCGGCCCCTTCAGCTGTTGGCGCACTTATAGGAAGAGAGGTAGCCGCCCCCACTGGGGTTAGGGTTTTGGCCGGAGGGGCTGGCGCAGCTGCCACAGAGGCTGGCATTCAGAAGGTTCAAGAGGCTACTGGCGGTGAATTCGACCCTGAGGATGTAGCATTAGCTGGTAGTCTTGGGGCTGCTGGCGAGGTTGCCCAACCTATTGTACAGGCGGTTGGTAGGGGTGCGGCAAGGGTTGTTCGAGGAGCAGAAGAAACAGCCGAGCAGGCCGCAAGGCGTGAGTTGTTGCAAGCTGAAGGGCTAGAACCAACGCGACCGCAGATTACAAGAGAGGCGACCGAGTTTCAGCAACAACAAGAACTAGCAAAGGCTAGCGGGCCGGTTAGGGCCAGACTGGAGCAGCAAGAAGCGAGATTACAGGGCGCTTTTGAGCAGAGGGCGACAGATACACAGGGCAATATTATAACTTCTACTTCAACGCCAATAGATGAGGTATTAAATAGATCCATAGATCTTGATCAACAAATATCCAATCTTTACAAACAGGCCAGATCAGTTTCGCCCGGCGAAAAGGATATTAGATTAGAGGGTTTATCTCAAAGGTTAAGGCAAATGGCCGGCGAAGAGAGAGCGTCAGGCGGTCTAATATCGTCTGTTAGAAGCAATCTGAGACAAAGGGGTATTATAGATGGAAAAGGTAAGGTTGTCGGGAGGATATCTGTAGACGTTGCTGAACAGGTTAGAAAAGATATTAACGCCCTGCATGACTCGCTGACTGATAGAGGGAGACAGTTATCAAGGCTTTTAAAAGATCGACTTGATAACGATGTATTTAAAGCGAGAGGAGAAGATATATTCGAACGGGCGAGGTCGGCTAAATCTGATTTTGAAAAAGGGCTATCAAGAGCGAAGATAAGTAAGTTTGATAAAAGACAAGCTAATCTTGTAAGAGATATGCTTGAGAATAAAGTCTCTCCAGATGACTTTGTAAACGATGTTGTTTTTTCGAAAAAATGGCGACCAGAAGATATTAATCAGCTCAAGCTTTACTTGAATCAAACTGACTCAGGTTCCCAGGCATGGAATGACTTAAGGGCTCAAACCGTTGATGAAATGAGAGTTAGAGCATTCACAGGCCCCCTTAGAGCAGACGGGGAGACCAAATCATTAAGTCGGGCAGGATTAGAAAAAGCGCTCGATAAATTAAGCGGGAAGGTTAACGTTTTATTCAACAAAGAAGAAAGGGACTTTTTTAACCGAATGAAGGAAATCGCTAGACTAAGGGAGCCACCACCCGCCACCTTTGCTGGTAAAGGCCCTTCTGCCCAAGCGATCAACCAGGCTAAAACTAGGTTTCCAATCCTCGGGCCTATAATTGACAGTCTAAGCGAATTTAGGCAAAGTAAGCTACTTTTGAAGCTACCAAGAAAGAGGGTTAGAAGAGGGACTAGGTTAAGAGTTCCACCACAGACCATCCAAGCAATACGAGTTGAGGAGTAATAATGGCTGAGCGTTTCATTTTACCACTAGCAGACGTTGGCGCAGGCATAAAGCCTTTCGACGGGGCTAAACTATTCTTTTCCGAGAGCGGCCTACCATTTGATACAGACCCGAAAAATACTTATTCTGATAAAACGGCCACAACCCCGAACGCCAACCCAGTGGTCGCTGATGCTAACGGGCTGTTCGGAGAGATATATCTAGTTGGTGCATATCGTGCGGTATTGAAAGATAAGAACAACGTTCAGATCTGGGAAGCTGACAACGTAACAGATTTCATTGGTGGTGATGCATGGGTGTTATTCTCAGGGGCTCCGACTCAAACCAGTGCAACCACTTTCACCTTGGTCGGAGATCAAACAAGCACGCTCACAGTCGGCACTAGGCTTAAGTTTGACGATTCTTCTACGCTTTATGGCATTGTAACTGCTAGCGTTTTCACAACCTTAACAACGGTTACTGTCAGTCTTGATTCTGGAAGTTTGAGCGGGTCTTTAAGTGCTGTTTATACTGGGCTGAGCACTACGATAGATAAGGCTATAGGTTCGGCGACCGTCTCGCATTTACAAAGCGATATAGGCAGTATATACGATCTTGAGAATATCCTCTATTCTGTTCCTGTTGCACCGCAGCTATTCGGTGCCGTTATGGACGGGGCTAGTGACGATTCCGCAGCCATTCAGTCCGCTATCAATACGGGTTTACACGTCCGATTCGGTAAAGGTACATACAGAATAAACTCCACCCTAAAGCTCGATTTTAATAAGTCGCTACAGTTTTCAGGTGTGTCAAGGCGTTTTTCTGTTATAGAGGGCGCGAGTGATGATTTATTTGATGTGGGCGATTCAAATGACGCTACTTTCTTTCACTTTTCGGAGTTGTATATTAAATCGGAGGTAGGCGGCGGCCACTGTTTTAATATGAACTTTGCCGGTGGGAACTCAATGTGGAAGATAGAGAACTGCAAGTTGGAGAACAAAAACACTGGCAAATCTATATGGAACCAGGTTGTTTCTTACAGCGGGGGCGGCATAGTTGAAAACTGCCATCTTGTGGCGGCAGTTGGGGCGACCGTACACCCATGGTTTGTTCAGTCATCAGAGGTAATTAACGGATGGGCTTTTAAGGATATAAGGGCTGATAACTCGAATGGTACAAAGCAGTTTTTTTATATCGATACCACTAGCGCGTCATCTTTTGTTACTAACATTTCTTTCCAGAATATTACTTTTGAGCTGACCAACGGCGGCATGATATGCGCAAAGGGCGCTAAACATATTCTTATAGAGAATGTCGGAGCGTACGACCTTAACGCGGCCCAGACAGGTCACGGGATTTTAATTGACCAGGGCGCAGGCGGGCTAAATTCGCAGCGGGTCACCCTAAGAAATATTCAGAAATCCACTACCGTGGGGTATAGTCTGAGTGCGGGAATACAGGACATAAAGCTAGCTAACACTCAGGCTTTTCTGATGGATAATGTTGATTCTAACACAGGGGCCACATTGATAGATTATGGCAATGCCAAGGGGGTGCATTTTAACACTCCATCAGCCCCCACGTATTTAAATGACTCATTCGTGTTGAAGTGTATCGGCGATCAGATTGATTTGCCCGGAGAAATCACCGCCCGCTCTTTTAAGCATGAAACCAGTAATATTGAGTGGGATGTTGGAAGCGGCTCGCCCGAGGGGGTTGAGACGGCTGAACCAGGATCTATTTATAGTCGCTCAGTACCAAGTGGTTTTCAGGCGCTTTATGTAAAATTAAGCGGGTCGGGAAACACCGGTTGGAATCTAACCCCTTGTATGGAATTTAGGGCTTCTTCTCAGATCCAGGATGCCACCGACAGCGTAAATACATCGGGCAAAGGCGAAGGAAGAGTCATATTCGATACCACTTTGCAAAAAATTCTTTTTGCGACCGGCTCAGGAGCAACAGCGACTTGGAAGAACTTCAATGGAACTGTTGAGCATACGCCTTCATAATCCGTTGGTATACCATACAGCCCAGAGGTTGGCGTTTAAAATTAGACCTATATAGTGATATATTAAATGAAAATAATCCCACCAATAAGAGGTTTTGATAAATGGGGGTCTGGGGAATACGGCGCAAAGCGTGGTAATCGCATTCATAAGGGCGTCGATGTGTCAGCCTATGCGGGCTCTGTAGTTTTGTCAGATATCAATGGCACAATCAAACGCATCGGATACCCTTATGACCCGACCGGCCCAAAAGGCGATTTTAGGCTATTAGAAATAATCGCAGGGGAAACGCTGCTAAAATATTTTTACGTTCGGCCACTGTTACCTGTTGGGTGTGAGGTTGAAAAGGGTGACGCGATTGGCGTGGTACAGGATCTTACCGAGATATACCCCGGAATCACAAATCACTACCATTTTGAAGTTTTGAAAGATGGTGAAAACGTAGACCCTATCAGTTGGGGGCGAGCGGGCGAACCATCATAGCCTATTAATATTTTATAATGGGGTAAGCCAAAACAAGGTTAGTGGGCGAATCTTCCAACTCATCCGAGGAATAATTCAAAGAGGTGGTAGTATGTGGCAATTACCGAAAGTACCGATTTTAAGTGAAATCGTGGGTTTGGGCAGGGAGTGGATTAAGGGTAAGCAGGAAATTAAAAAGGCAAAGACTGAAGCTGAAACTACAGTGATAGTTAATAGCGCTCAGAATTTGGCGGACTGGGAAAAGGTCCAGGCTAAAAATTCAAGGGATTCGTGGAAAGATGAGTACTGGACTATTATTTTATCAGTGCCTTTTTTAGCGGCGTTTAATGGTGATTGGGTTAAGCACATTCAAGCAGGCTTTCATGTGCTATCAACCCTGCCAGACTGGTATCAATACGCTTTGCTAATGAGCATTGGCGCTAGTTTTGGTGTGAGAATGAGTAGGATTTTCAAAAAATAAGGGGCGTAATAGCCCCTTATTTTTACACCAGTTTCTAGGTGTTACCCGCACACCTAGAATTAAACACGGCTCGTTCGCCTTGGCTTAAATTTTCCCATTTAACATACTTCCCACCTATCATCATTCCTTTACGGTCTTTTATCTCATTCCATGCTAACTCTAAGCACTCAGAGAAAATGTATTCGTGTGAGTCGCACACATTTATAAGAGAACTTATAGCGTTCTGGTAATTGCCTCTGGTTATGCTGGCCGCCGCTTTTGGGATAAGCCCTTCCGCTAAACTATGCCTATAATATAACGGGGACCTCGATAAATAAGCCGCGTTAACAATACACACAGCAATATCTCCGATGGCGTCCATACGCTCATTAGCATCTTTCGCAGTGAAATATTCGCCTACCTCCTCAAGCGCCTTGGCTTTCTGATGAGCTTCTGAAGACTCATCATAGATACCTCTGATGTTCGCCCAAACTTCTACGTTATTTTTAAACTCATTAAATATCATTGCAATGCCCCTTAATTAAAATGCTAATAGCGCAACGTAAACCTTCATAAAGACAAAATCCAGAGTAAAGCACCGCTATCGTAAGCATGGTGGGAACCATTAAAATTGACAAGGTGATTGATCTTAAACACAATATCACCCTATGCATAAGGCTTACTGGGGGCGTTATTCCGTCTTTTTCAAGTTTGTTTGTTGAATCGCCCGTTTTAAATTTACCTAAAATTAAATTTGTTTTTAAATCGTCGTTTGTCATAGTAGTTTCCTTCTTTCTGAAATTATGCCCTCAATGTGCTTTTCGATGTCCACCCACCTGGTAGCAACTTTCAGGTAATTATACTCGTCCCTATACCATGTAGCGTAGGCCGAAGGAGTACTAGCATGCCTGTATGGTTCGCACCCCCGCCCGTTTTTAAAATCCCTCGCGGCGGTCAAACGCGCCCTAAATTTAGTTTTCAGTTCATTACTCATAGTTACACTACCCCGCACCCAAAATCATGTTTAATTTCAGCCCTATTGCTATCACTATTAAAGCTATAAAGGCTAGCTCATACTTACTCACGCATCACCCTCATTAAGTCTTTGTGAGATCCTTTTCCAAACGCAATTTATACGCTCGGCCTCCAATTCTTGTTCTAACATCCTATCAAACTTTCTGATAGACTTTTTCGCGGTATCGTAGCAAATCCCCAAACTAGCCGCTATTTGAGTGACGCTAGCATCAAGATTGTAGAATACCATGCCGCACGAAATCGCCCTAGCCACAGACGTAGACCTACCTTTGTGCCCTTCTGCTCGATCAGGCTGTCTTAGGCCCAGCTCAGTATGTGTAATGAAATCTGCTTTTTGTATAAAATATAGCTTTTCACTGTCAAAATCATATTTATTCATATAGCCGCTCATGATAAAAACCCCAAAATTATAATTAAAAAGAATCCTAACGTTATTGTAGAAACTAACAACTCCCCAAAAAAATCAATTATTTTTTGCTTTTTCATCCTTGATGATCTCCTCACTTTTCAATTCGCACTTACCCTTAAGTTTTTTGGCTAGATATTTATGGCCAATCCCAATAAAAACAACATGAAACCAACCATCAATCACTACCTTTGAGTGTAGGAATTTGTGTTCGATTATCGTTTGATGTGTCATTTTTGAACCCCCCTAACCCCCTAGAAATGTAAATTACACCTGCCAAACCTAAGCATAATCCCGCTAAGAAATAATCTTTTACACCCTTCATTTTACAACCCCCCTATCTTGATCGACCCCATAAGTGACTTGTTCAGAGGGCTGACCCGCGCAACTCTCCGATGCACCTTGGCCGCAATCCCCCCTAAATATCTTTTCGATTCTCCTTAGTTCTGTAGTCCACTTGGGTTTTATCCAGACTTCTTTGGGCACCAGTCCCGCATACCTTTTTCTCAGTCTCTCCTGCCTCTTACTTTCGGCGTTACTCATAGCCATACTTTAGTTCTCCCCTATCGCCAGCTTTAATGTTACCAAAGTCTTTTATTGCTACAATTCGCAACATTCCATTTTCTTCAACTGTTGTATACTCCATCTTTATATCCCCTCTATTGTTGCTTCGATAGTTATTATTATACATCTATGACCAGTCATGTCAACACCTTTTAAAGTAAATTTTTTTTTTACGATATTAGCGCGTTTATCAACCTATCTTGTGTAGCTTCTTTATCCGATAAGACCCCCATAACACGCTCATCTAGGCAACCATTAGCTGCAATATGAACAATTCTAACCGGTCGCGTTTGGCCTTGACGGTGTAGTCTAGCGTTAAACTGCTGGTACAGCTCTAGAGACCAGTTAAGACCAAACCATACCGCTAGGGCACCCCCACGTTGCAAATTCAAACCGTGGCCAGCGCTGGCAGGGTGGGCCAATAACATTGGGGTGTCACCATCGTTCCATTTTTTAACTGTTTCGGGGTTGTTGTCTAGTACCACGGCGGCGGGGAACTTGGCTTTTAATCTCTCCAAATCTGTTTTATAGTTATATGCCACTAAGATATTTTCCCCGGCGTTATCTTCAACGATATCAGCCAAGGCATCGAGCTTGGCCTTGTGAACTTCTCGCCAGTTTTTCATATCATCGATATATACAGCACCATTGCACCACTGTAAAAGTTTATTAGCTAATACGGCAGCGGTGGACGCCTCAACAAATTCACTATTATCCAGCTCCACTAGGAGTGTTTTCTCGAAATCAACATAAGATTTAAGCGTTGCGGCTGGTAAATCGACTTTTTGCACCAAATCAATTCTTTCTGGTAAACTCAAGTAATCTTCAGCGCGCATAGAAATAACTCGATCACTTATCAGCTCATGTATATCTTTCTCAGCTCCTTTTCGTGGCTCATGCTTATACCCCATATAACCTGAAGACTCAAAAAAGCGCTTTTTGTAGTTGGTCATTGTGCGCCCCAGTACCTGACCAAAATCTATTAGATACATTTGCGGCCACAAATCTAATAAACCATTGGGCGCGGGGGTGCCTGTTAGTAAAACCATATAGTTAGTTAAATGTAAAACCGATTTCAAAGACTTAAAGCGCTGGGATTTTGGCGACTTAAAAGAACTTGACTCATCAATAACGACCATATCAAAAGGCCAATCCTGACCATACAGATCAACCAACCATTTTATATTTTCGCGATTAATTACATGGATATCGGCGGGCTGATTCAATCGTGCGAGTCTATCGCGTTCGCCCCCTGTAGAAACGGTAATCCGCAAATGCTTTAAGTGTCTCCAGTTTTCGGATTCCTGTTTCCATACAGTGTTAGCTACGCGTAAAGGCGCAATAATTAGCACACTGGAAACGGCGAATGAATCCAGCAGATCAGAAACGGCGGTTAATGTGGAGACAGTTTTACCTAGCCCCATATCTAAAAATAGGCCGCATCGCTTTTTTTGAATAATAAAATCAACGGCTTTTCTTTGGTATTCATGTAGATTATTCCGGGAAAGCATGCGCACCCCCTAAACTATCAATCACCCTAACGTCGCAGCCTAGCGCGCGTCGCCTCCCATGATCTAAGGTTTGTTTAGGCGTCGGCTTTTTGCCTGGAGCTTTTACTTCAACAAAAATAATCCTCCCACCGGGTAGTGTCACCAGTCTGTCTGGTACGCTTCGCTTGCTTGGACTGGTGAACTTTTCGGCAGTCCCACCAAGGGCCTTAACGCGCTTAACTAAAGCATCTTCAATCGTCTTTTCGAGCATGACCTACCTCACTTAATAATTTTTTAGCGGAATCAATATAGCGGTAAAAATCAACATCGTTCGGCATAGATTGTGGCAGCGTCATAGCTGGCCTTGCGCCGTCCGACTTAGAAACCTTATTGCTATTTTTTTTGTAGGCAATGTTTTCATCTTTGCCTACCCGATCAGAATAATAAAACCTAACCGCTTTACCCAAATAGCTATCACGCCAGACAGCACCGCCCGTAACGCGTCTAACAGTGCAAAATTCGGAAATGTCTTGACAACCGCGTATTGTTTTTTCTATTGGCTCACCAGTGGCGATAAACACCCCTACGGCTTTTGGGATTATCGGCGTATCAGGATTTTTCATTAGCCCAGTAGGAGCAAAAACGCCCTTACCTTTGTGTGATTTATCAGTCTTAACCGCCACGTAGTTGTTAACATCACGACTAGCTAAACGTAAGTATTCAGTTCTTTCCAGTTCATATGACGTGTCTAACATCCATTCAAACGCAACCTCACGCAACACGGAGTCAAGCGACTTATCACAATACGTAACAATACCGTCCGTGTTAGCGCTAACAACATGAATCCCGCGTTCGTTCAACCGTTCGATTAGCATTAAAAGCGCTAATTGGCCGGTAATGGTTGTCTGAATAAGCAGCTCAGGTGAATAGAGTGCCGACCACTTGGAGCCAAGCTTTCCGAAACTACCATTGACGCATATTTTAAGCGTGTCTGCGGTCACCTTATCGCCTACCCGTTTCGCTTCTAGTCTTCGCTCCACAATGCTCTGGTACACCCTCAAAAAGGGTTCACCCATAGATCGTGGGGCTAGTTTTTGTTGTAATATTATGTTCGGGTAGTATGAGGCCACATCATAATCCACAAGCTGATTGTCGGTGCCTTCCACGTTAATGTATTGCTTTTTTTCGCACGAATGCAGTCCACCTATACCCATTTGATAAGCTACGCCCGAAACCATGATAGGTTCGCTTTTCAGCCAGTCGGGCAACTTCACTGAACCGTTGGCGGCCAAATAAAACTCAGTTTCTAGGATTTTATTAAAAACCGTTTTTAATGCTGGCGAGGTAAAATCAATTATTTTGGGGTTTTTATAGCGGAAGACTTCTTGGCTTATAACGGGCCTGTACGCTGTCTCGCCCGTTATTTTTTTGTACTCGGATTTAATGACCGACTCGGCAATTTGAGCATCAGACTTGCTACGCAAATCAATGTTGTATTGTTCGGACATTGAGCGGCGCAATTCAACTTGTTTTTTCAGACTGTTGTATAACTCCAGTGTTACCCTAGTGTCATCCTCGATGCAATAGTGCCGCAGCTTTTCCGCTTCTCGCTCGCTTATAGTCGCGTCGGATTCAATAGGTAGATCTTGTATTGTCTTGGTGCCCATTCTACCGCCGTAGATTTTAAGGCTTGCTTTACCTGGAGCAACTTCAATTAAGTCGATATGATCCCAGCTTTTTGGGATCGTGACTTTCTCAGTTTTTAAGATCTGCCAGGTAGGTGTTTTACTGGTAATTATCTTATCAGATAGCGCTTTCAATTCGGCGTTTGACGCGCCAGCAATAAAGGCTGATATTATAAGTAGGTCATAATTTAAACCGTTAAAACTGATTGTAGTATTCTTAACCATTAGCGACATTACCTTGTTGCGGGCAACGGTAGGTTCCGCGTCATTAGTCATTTCCACAAAATAAGTTTCGTTGGTAGTGGCGTTACGAATGCCAAGGAGGAAATAGTTTTTATAGCATTCAACGTCGATAATAAACTCGCTCATGGGAGTAGCCCTTTCAAGTTTAAGTTTAAGTTTAAGTTTACATGAAAAAAAGGCACCCAGAAGGGTGCCGAGGGTAGGGAAATTAAGAAAAAAAGTCGTCGTCGTCGTCGTCGAAAGCGTCGAAATCGTCTTGTGAGGCTGTAACCCCATCGGCGAATGGCTCGCCATCTTTAAAGAACTGCACGCCTAAGAGGTTGGCGTTAATACGCTTGCCGTATCCGTTATTTTGAACCCAAAGTTCGACCACTGCGTTTACATATGCGCCAGCGTAAAGCTTTTCATCTTCTTCGCTTAGCTGTGATTTGTCTCGGTCAATAAGCATGGGTCGCTTGTTGTTAGACGCCTTTAGGCTCATACAACCGGCATAACCTGCGTATTCAAAATCGTCACCATCTTTTAGACATATCCTATCGGGAGAAAGCTTTACACCTTTCAGATCGTTTTTTATTCGCTGTGATATATCTGATTTTATCTGTTTTATCAATTCCCCGTGGGATTCTTTACATAGTAAAAAAGTTGCCTCGTATTTAGTTTCCACACCATCAAAAACTGCTTTGCGGAATACTGAGGGAAAGGATAAACGTACGTTTTTCAATTTGATTTTCATTGCTAAATCACCTTTTCAGTTCAAAGTTTATTTAATATCGTTTTACCGATAAGATCAATTATATATAGGTTTTCACATTTGACAAGCTTTAAAGCTACAATTTGTCTTTTTCCAGTTCGTTGTGTGCTAAACGAACAACGCCCACGGGGTTGGAAGAAAAAATTATTTTTTCCAGTGCGTAGCTTGCCGTTGCGCTTTTCCCGCGAGCTGATTTTAAGTGCTTCTTAGCTATACGTTTAACTTGCTTTGTAGGCTGATCGTTTAAATACGTGGCTAGCGCCATATCTAACACACAATCAAATAACGTGCCGTTGCTCACTAGTCGAAATCCTCTTTGGTTATGTTTATAGATGGGCGTTTGTCTGATTCTGGTACCAGTGTTGGTTTGCCAGTGCCTTTTACTATCAGATCACTAATGGACTTAGCTTTTTCTTTACCCAGTCTTTTTTCCGCTTGCGGAGGTGTCACCAGCTTTGTTATAAAAGCATCTTCACCGAGCAGATCCGACAACTTTTTTTCCGCTATATCTTGGTTAATCCATGACCTCGACGAGCGGCCAGCCACCAGTTTATATCCAGGGAACCCCTCACCATCAGTTAAACGCTGCTTAATCAAATCTTCTACGGCATCCAACCAACCGATGATCAGCTTTTTATTGTTTAAAGCGGTTCCTAATTCGTCGTCGCCGAGTGAGTCCAAAGGATCATCGAATAGTGACAACACACTATCATCAGTTAGTTTTTTTAGCGCGGGGCAGGTTGCTTTCGCTTTGCACCAGCGGCATTGAGACTCCCCAGGTACGCGAGGGGCGTCATCTTTTAGCGCTTCTTCCGCTTTCTGCTGAACCATCGCGCCAAACTTCAATAGCTCTGGCACGCTAATGCACCAAGTCTCGATATGATCTAAGCGTGGCTGAACAATCGTAATGTCAATTTGATTTATGTCGCATAGGCCTGAGGCAAAAGAGTAAGCACCGAGTGCGTATAGCATCGCCTGAGAATTGTTCTCTGGCGATACTACCACACCTTTACCATACTTAAGGTCTATGACGTGCAGCGTGTTATCATCGATTACTATTGCATCGCTAGTGCCGAAACCCTCAGGCACCCAGTCACTGAAATCAACTTTTTGTTCGATGAGTCGATGGCCTTCAATTGATCGGACGAAATCACAGTAAATACTCACAGAATCGACCATTTCTTGATCGACTTTTATTTCTGGCCATTTCTTAAAAGTTTTTCCGAGCCAATCCCCCACTGGCCGCCCAAGCGTTAAAGCCTGCTCAGCTAACTCATGCGCCACTGACCCTTCATTTGCAAAAGTACTGCTTTTATCCTCAATCCCTTCCTCAGCTTTAACAGACCCAGGGCAAGCGATCCATCGACTTGAGCCGCTAGCGCTTAGCTTCGCGTGTTGTTTAGTCATTCTATAACCCCCATCAAGTTAGCGCCGCTCAAGTATGTGCCCTCCAAGTAAGCGCCTCTCAAGTTAGCGCCCTCCAAGTTAGCGCCCTCCAAGTTAGCGCGTCTCAAGTTAGCGCCTCTTAAGTACGCGTCTCTTAAGTTAGCGTACTCCAAGTTAGCGCCTATTAAGTTAGCGCCTCTCAAGTTAGCGCCTATTAAGTTAGCTTTTGATCCACCATTGCCAGCTAAAAAATCTAGATGCAATTTTAAGATTTTTTCCAATTCGTCTTTAGTCATCTTATAACCCCTTCCAAGTTAGCTTCTTCCAAGTTAGCGCCTCTCAAGTATGTGCCCTCCAAGTTAGCGCCCTCCAAGTTAGCGCCTCTTAAGTTAGCGCCTCTTAAGTTAGCGCCTCTTAAGTTAGCGCCCTCCAAGTTAGCGCCCTCCAAGTTAGCGCCGCTCAAGTATGTGCCCTCCAAGTTAGTGCCTATCAAGTAAGCGCCTCTCAAGTTAGCGCCTCTTAAGTTAGCGCCTCTTAAGTTAGCGCCTCTCAAGTTAGCGCCTCTCAAGTTAGCGCCCATCAAGTTAGCGCGTCTCAAGTTAGCGCCCATCAAGTTAGCGCCGCTCAAGTCAGCGCCGCTCAAGTATGTGCCCTCCAAGTAAGCGCCTCTCAAGTTAGCGCCCTTCAAGTTAGCGCGTCTCAAGTTAGCGTACTCCAAGTTAGCGCCCTCCAAGTCAGCGCCTTCCAAGTTAGCGCCTGTCAAGTTAGCGCCTATCAAGTTAGCGCCTATCAAGTTAGCGCCCTTCAAGTTAGCGCCCTCCAAGTTAGCGCCTATTAAGCACGCGGCATCCAAGTTAGCGCCTCTCAAGTTAGCGCCTCTCAAGTTAGCGCCCATCAAGTTAGCGCCCTCCAAGTTAGCGCCCTCCAAGTTAGCGCCTCTTAAGTACGCGTCTCTTAAGTTAGCGTCCTCCAAGTTAGCGCGTCTCAAGTTAGCGTACTCCAAGTTAGCGCCTATTAAGTTAGCTTTTGATCCACCATTGCCAGCTAAAAAATTTCGATGTAATTTTAATATTTTTTCCAATTCGTCTTTAGTCATTTTATAGCCCCTTACCCAATTACCCAATTACCCAATTACCCAATTACCCAATTACCAATTTTTCGATTTGCGCTTTTAAGTTCGCAACCTTTTCAAGCGGCACTTCATGCATAAACCTTGCTCCCGATGCCTGCAATAGCCGTTTAATATCGTCTTTTAGGTGGCGGTTTTCGCGTACAATTTCAAGGACATAGCGTTGTAGCTCATCTAAGCTAAGCGATTCAGCTTTAGGTTCGGTTTTAGGTTCAGCTTTAGGTTCGGTTTTAGGTTCGGTTTTAGGTTCAGCTTTAGGTTCAGCTTTAGGTTCAGCTTTAGGTTCGGTTTTAGGTTCGGTTTTAGGTTCGGTTTTAGGTTCAGCTTTAGGTTCGTCTGGCTCAACTGCCTTAGCCTTGGCCTTGGCATAGCCAAGGGATTCTAAGTTGAGATTCAAAACCTCAACATTAAGGTTCATTCTTTCGATTGCAACCGTTAACGACTTAATTTCATTTTCCAACATTGATTTTTCCTCGTTTGTTGTATAAGTTATGCTTATACTATATCAAGATT